TGGGACTTATGACACTTACGGAGAAGGTATAGAAAAGTCAGGAGGATTTGTAGCTGACGGTTCTGGATTTTATCAAGCTGATGGCTCTTGGATGAGTGCAACGGGACAAGGTGCGCTTTTCGGAGATATGACTAACGCAAAAAATGCTGCAAAAAATATTGCTGACAAGTATGACGTAGACTACAGTGTTGATGACTTTTTAAATGATTTAAGTGTAACTAGGTCAGGAAAAGGCAATTTAAACGATAATATTTCTTCAACTGTGGAAGGAAAGAAATCAACAACCACACTGAGCGAGACAACCGACGTTTCTCAAGACTATGGTGCTATGTCACCAGAAGACGTTGCAGAGGAGCAAACAACTTCTCAACCATCGACTTCTAAAGACACGGATAAGGATAATAAGGGTTCTAGTAATGATGCCTACGGGGGTAAAGAAAGTAAAGACTATGGCGGCTACGGAGGTTTTGGTGGAAAGGGACGTGCTATAGGCGGTCCTATTGGTTTAGCTAATGGTGGTATGCCCGGACAGATGGCAGGTCAGTCGGGGTTTGTAGACCAGCCTCCTAGTCAAGTACCCGAAGGTGAAACCGTAGCAGACAACGTCGAAACCAAACTTCCGGAAGGAGCATTCGTCATCAATGCGGCTGCCGTCGAGTTTGCGGGAGAGCAAGACATCAAGAAAATGCTTCTCGATGCACACGGAGAAGCCGTTCGAAGAGGATTAGCGGCTGACAAACAAGGCAACGGTGCTAACATGATAGATGTAGCTATTTCTCGTGGAGAAGTAGTTGTCGCTCCTCACCTTGCTAAGATCATCGGTCTTGACCGCCTTCAGAAAATAAATAATCGTGGTAAGCGTGAAACTCAACAACGCATCGAAGAAAATGGACAACAGCCCGTAGCCCCTGCTACCGCTGCACTGGGTGGAGGGTTTTTTGATTGGTTGTTCGGTATTGATAGAGATGTAGATGTTACAAATCCTCGTTCTAACGTACCTACTACTTCTTTTGACCAAGAAACAGAGCAAGGTTTTGTTGAAAAACCACAAGAACCTAGCGCACCTCTTCCTTCCTTAACAGAACAAGAAGAGGCTTACAGAAGTGTTCTTACTGTTGCAGAAGGAAATAAAAACGAAGGCTACGTTCCTTCTAAAAATAGCGGAGTTACAATCGGTTTAGGATTTGACATTGGGCAGCACAGCGTGAGTGACCTAGAACGTATGGGGTTTAGCTCAAGTATAATTTCAAAGTTTACCCCTTATGTTAACAAAAAGGGAAATAAAGCCGAAGACGCTTTAGAAAAAGATCCAATCGAACTTTCTGATTCTGAACTAGAAGAAGTAAATACTTTAGCAATTAGAAAAAAGAACGAAGAGTTTGAAGAAAAATATCCAGAGTATACCGATTTAAGAAGTGTCGATGATAAAGCGGTACTGTTCTCAGTATACTGGCTAGGTGCAATGCCTCGCTATAAATCTTTTAGAAAAAGTTTTGAAGACAGCAGAAGTCCCGTTGTTGCACTACAAGATGGGGTTATTGAAAAAATAAATAACCCAAAAGATCCTGAGTACAACAGAGCGGAGAATGTTTTAGAGTGGTACAGAGAAAGAAATCCGGTTCCTGTTCCACCTGCTCGTCCTGCAAATTAGTCAGCTACCCGCCTAGCGGCCCTGACGTAACCGAAGCGGCTACCCACAGCCAAGTGGCCCCGCAATATGAGGTGTAAAAAAATGGCAACTAAAGTAAGAGGCCACCGTGCCAACAAACCAAATGATTCCTTTGGAACAGTAAATAGCAAAACTTTGTATCGTGGAGAGTACCGCGATAAAGTTTATGAAGACGAAGAAGAAGATAACGATACTGAAGACCAACAAGTTGACCCCTCTAGTGAGGCTACTCAACAATCTGAAGAATCAGATAGCTTTGTCGAAGATAAACGAACGGACGAAAGTCACGATTACAAAAAACGCTATGATGATTTGAAAAGACACTACGATGAGAAGGTAAACGAATTTAAACAAGAAATTGCCACTCTCAAAGAGCTTACTCAACAAAAAGTCGTTAGTATGCCTCAAGGTGTTGCTGCACCACGCACACAAGAAGAACTGGAAGAGTTTAAAGAACGCCATCCAGAGATCTATGAAATGGTGCAAGCCGTATCAACAATGCAAACTGAAGCACAAGTTTCAGAGTTAAGAAACGAATTGGGAACTATTAAAGAGCGTGAAAAACAGCTAGAAAAGCAAAAAGCTTACGAAGAACTATTGCGACTTCAACCTGATTTTGACACTTTAAAAGCTAACAAAGACTTTCTTTCATGGCTTGAAGAACAACCTGCTTCAATCTCAGACGGCATCTACAAAAACAATACGGATGCTAGATGGGCGGCACGGGTCGTAGACCTTTATAAGGCCGACAAGGGCCTAAACCAGAAGAAAACCAAATCTTCATCTGCAGCAGAAGCAGTGACCAGAACCCCTGCGAGGGAAGTCAAGACTAATGCGACAGATGGTAAACGGGTTTGGAAAGCTTCACAAATCGCCAAGATGAAACCGTGGGAGTTCGAAAAGAACGAAGCAGAATTAGATGCGGCACGGGCTGAAGGGCGAATCGACTACAACAACTAACCTAACCTCAAAAATGGAAGGATAATCCAATGGCTTTTGATAGCGCATCAGGTTATAACAACCTGCCTTCCGGTAACTTTACACCGGAAATCTTCAGTCAAAAGGTTCTCAAATTCTTCCGTCGCGCTTCGGTTGCGGAAGACATCACCAATACCGATTACGCTGGCGAAATTGAGAACTTTGGCGACACGGTTCGTATTATTAAAGAACCAACAATCACAGTATCCGCATACTCTCGCGGTTCAGTGGTTAACCCACAAGACCTTGCCGACGACCAAATCACAATGATTGTCGACCAAGCAAACGCTTTTGCGTTCAAGATTGACGACATCGAAGAGCGTCAGTCACACGTTAACTTCGAAGCTCTTGCTACTTCTTCAGGTGCATACTCCCTGAAGCGCAAGTACGATGCTAACGTTCTGGACTCAATGGCAACCAACGCTGGCCTGACAGGTGAATCAGGTGCTTCCGTTGCTCAGATTACTGGCATCGGTACACTTGGTACGGCTCTGGACATCGGCGGTGCAAGTACCCCCGGCGACACAGCAGTCAACACCATGCTTATCATGGCACAGGCTCTGGACGACCAGTCAGTTCCGGAAGAGAACCGTTGGTTCGTTGCTCCTCCAGCTTTCTACAAGCACCTGTTCTCAGCAGGTTCGAAGTTTGCCGAAGTACAGGTTACTGGCGACGCAACTTCACCTCTGCGTAACGGTCTTGTATCGCTGGGCAACATTGCTGGCTTCCAGTGTTACAAGTCAACTGCCCTCGTATCTAACGGCGGCACTGACCAAGTAACAATCTCTGGTCTGGCAACAGACGGCACTGAGAACGCAATTCTTGCGGGTCACATGTCCTCAACAGCTACTGCTTCGCACATTGCAAAGACAGAAGTTGTTCGTTCCACCGAAACCTTCAGCGATATCGTTCGCGGATTGCATGTCTTCGGTCGCAAAGTTCTGCGTCCTGAAGCCATCGTTCGTGGTATCGTTAGCTTAGACTAAAGGGAGACTAGATAATGGCTACTTACACTGTAACTAATGCTGCTGCTGGCGTCCCTGTCGGTATCAAGCCGCAGATCATCGAAGTCGTTCTCGACTTCTCGTCCACTAGCCTGACTACTTCGGACTCCGTTGAAGTGTTCGAGATGAACGCTAACACTCTTGTTCTTATGGCAGGTGTGGAAGTCCTCACCGCAGCATCGACTGGTGCGCCAGTCCTCGATCTCGGTGACGACACAGACGACGATCTCTATGTTGCTGCTCTGGACGGTACTGCTACCGGTCACGAGATCAACAATGCAGCCGGTACTGCAAAGCTGTACACCGCTGCCGACACCATCGATCTGATTGCCAACACGGCAACCTTCGACGGTAAGGTACGTGTATTCGCAGTGATTGCAGAACTCGGTACTGCAGAGACGGCGGCATCGTTCGCCTAAACATTTTAGTTGAGGGGGAGGGGTAACTTTCCCCCTTGACGACTCAGTTGTTTTGTGATATAAGCAGCTATTCCCTGCCGGGATATACCCCATAGGAGACAGCAATGAATTATATCACAAGCAACATTCCCTATTTTAAAGCTTGGGTTCGAAGAGAATATACAGCCAACTTTGATAGGTATCAAGGAGATTTTCTCCATTGNATGGNAATAGCAGTAACAACCTTACCCATGCGAACTCTTAGCTTTCAGGTTTTGTTTACTGGTTGCGAAGAAGATGAAAATGTACANGGAGGTGCTATGTGGGCAAGAATGCCCCTGACAGCACTGGTAGGGGATACCCCTCTTGAAGAGTGGCCTGAACCTATTCCAACGCACTTAGCACAACCGTGGGACTGTCAATCACATCATCACTCGGTATTTGTTTTGAACAGAGCAACGCCCTGTCCGTGGTTGGCTAAAATAGACGGGGAATTTTACCCTGCAAAGTATTACTTCACCGTCGACTACACAGACAGTGAAGTAGCAGATGACCCAGCCCAACACAAACAAAGTCATGTACTAGAGTTGATGGATGCTGGTAAGTGGACAGGCAACATTGTCGCACTTCCAAACAACAGAGTAAGAGTAACCAACCCTGCTTGGTTCGTAACGGGAGAAGGTGCGCCAGATTTTGTACCCAATCAGTGGGTTCATCACTCTAAGCAAGACCCTAATTATGCTCTAGATACAGAGCGTGTATTTAACAATCTTTATTCGGAGACTAGTTATGAAGAAGATTATGAAAAGTAAAGGCATGGCTAAAGGCGGTCGCATGAAGTCAAAAGGTATGGCTAAAGGTGGACGTATGGCTATGAAGTCAAAAGGCTATGCAAAAGGTGGCAGAACAAAAGGTGCATCTAAGGGTGGTAAAAAACCTGCAATGTCTCTTGCACAGATTCGGTCTGCAGCTAAAACAAAAGGCTACAAACTTGTAAAGGCATAAGCTGATGGCACGTAAAGCCGATAAAATGCCAGCTCGTAACAAGAAGAACTTTCGGCCTACGAAAGCAGGAGCTGGTATGACTAAAGCTGGAGTGGCTGCTTATCGCAAGAAGAATCCCGGTTCGAAGCTAAAGACAGCAGTGACTGGAAAGGTAAAACCCGGAAGTAAAGATGCTAAGCGACGCAAGTCGTTCTGTGCGCGGTCTGCCGGACAAATGAAGAAGTTTCCGAAAGCAGCGAAAGACCCGAACAGCCGTCTTCGCCAAGCAAGAAAGAGATGGAAATGTTAGCAACACTTATCGGTCCCGTAACAAATCTCCTTGACCAGTTCATCGAGGATAAAGACCAAAAGGCAAAGCTGGCTCACGAAATAGCCACGATGTCTGAAAAACACGCCCAACAACAAGCGATGGGGCAACTCGAAATCAACAAGGCCGAAGCCCAGCATCGGTCTATTTTTGTAGCAGGTTGGCGTCCGTTTCTTGGCTGGGTTCTTTCTTTTGCGATGGCATGGCACTTTGTTATTGCCCCCTTCATCATCTTCGGTGCAGGGATGGCAGGGATGGAACTGCCGGAACTACCCGTTTTTGACATGGACAGCCTGATGACAGTGCTTCTTGGCATGTTGGGGCTTGGCGGTCTCAGAACCTATGAGAAGGCGAAGGGCATAACCAAGTGAGTGCCGAACAGGTACTCAAATGGAAGATTCTTCCCCGCTTCATGATGCTAGTAATGACCTTGATGAGTTGGCGTTGTGCAGAGTGGTTTATGAGCTTGGAAGACCCAACAGCACCACAGTCAGCCTTTGTCTCCGTTGTCATGGGTGCTATGACAGGTGCATTTGGCGTTTGGATGAGCAACGAAGGAAAAAAAGAATGAAATACGACACAAGTCATTTGCTTGATAAGGTAATCGAACACGAAGGAATGGTCTGNCAAGTGTACCAAGACACGCTCGGCATNGACACCATCGGNATNGGTCGTAATCTTCGTGACCGGGGTATTACCAAAGAAGAGCTAGAATACATGGGCATTTCTGGCATGGAAGAGGTGTACAAGAAGGGTATCTCTGAAGCTGATGCAAGGTATATGGCTATGAACGACATTCGGATTGTTGAAAAGGAACTGGTTGCGGTTCATCCGTGTGTTGAGAATCTCGATGCGGTTCGCCAAATGATACTTGTTGACATGGCCTTCAACATGGGTGTCCCTCGCCTGTGTAAGTTCAAAAAGATGTGGTACGCAATCCACGACTCAAACTTTGAGGCTGCAAGTTTTGAGATGACCGACTCGAAGTGGGCAAGGCAGGTTGGCAATCGCGCACACAAACTCTCCGAAGCTATGAGAAAGGGAGAATTCTAATGGCAGAAAAGTCTTCACGAGGTCGCAAGGCTCATCCTAGCGCAGAAAAACCCATCACAGCCTACGATGTTATAAAAGACGACGACAGAGTTCTTCATACTCCCGCAGGTAGTGCAATCGGAGAAGAAATGAAAAAAGACCTGTTTAAGCAAATTAACGTTGTAAAGGTGACGTGATGCCCCTAACCAAAAAAGGCAAAAACATAATGAAATCGATGCAACGCACTTACGGGGGAAAGAAGGGTGAACAGGTCTTCTACGCAACAGCCAACGCTGGCAAAATCACGGGTGTTGAAAAGAAAGCGCAAGGAGGGTCGGTTGGAAAGACTGGCTATGCGAAGGGCGGTGAAACGAAAAGCAAAAGTCGAGTTAATGAGGCTGGCAACTACACTAAGCCCGGAATGAGAAAGCAACAGTTCAATCGTATCAAGGCTGGCAGCAAAGGTGGTAAACCCGGACAGTGGTCAGCACGTAAGGCACAGATGCTGGCATCTGCTTACAAAAAAGCTGGCGGCGGATACAAGTCGTGACGGAATGCTCCACGTCTTCCTGCTCGTTGTTTATATCGGCACTGGAGAAAGTCGTTACCTCGCTAGTGGAGATATGTATTTCAAAAGTATTACCACCTGCAATTTTTTCGCAGCCGAAGTATCCAAGCGTTACGGAACCTACCGCCACTTGGATTGGATGGATGAACGAGACCGTGTTACCGCATACTGCATACCTAAGTATATAAAAGAAGGCGTCATAGAGGTGTACTGACATGTTAGCAGAATTGGCAGCAGCAAATGCGGCGTTCAGCGTTATTAAGTCTGCTGTCCAAAATGCAGGTGACCTCGCAAAAGCCGGAAATGCAATCGGCAAGTTCGTAGGTGCAAAGGAAGAAATCGAACGCAAAGTACAGGGTAAGGCGAAGGGAAGTGCTTCCGGCTCGGACCTTGAAAACTTCATGGCTCTCGAAGCCATCAAACAACGAGAAGACGAACTCAAGCAAATCATGATTTACACGGGTCGCCCCGGTTTGTGGAATGATTGGCAACGATTTCAGGCAGAAGCACGAAAGCAACGCCGCGAACAGGAACAGAAGGCAAGAGCCAAACGCCAGATGATTATAGAGGTATCGGTTATCGCAGCAGCCATAATCGTAGGTCTCGGAGCAATTGCAATAGCAGTATATTTCTTAAAAAGCTTGCGCTAGGTTGCAAAATGGTGTATAATAAGGTTAACCGGAGATGTTACCTATGAAACAACTTGCTATCGATGCCCTTGTGTTCCAATACAAGTCCCAGAAGAAACACGCCGAACACGTCCTTGAAAACTATTTGAACAATCCGATTGGAGTTGGCGAACACCCTGACCTTGTAAAAGAAATGGACACGGCGGTAGAACAGTGGGAACACGCAAACGGAAAACTAGAAACCCTATTGAGACTTACTGGAGACAGCAGTGGCATTGGCTAAAAGTCAGAAATCGCTCAAATCGTGGACGAAGCAGAAGTGGCGCACTAAGTCTGGAAAGCCCTCTACTCAGGGACCCAAAGCAACAGGCGAACGCTACCTTCCGGAGAAAGCCATCAAGGCACTTAGCTCGAAAGAATACGCTGCCACTACCCGTGCGAAGCGCAAAGCTACTAAGGCTGGTAAGCAAGTTGCAAAACAACCTAAAAAGATTGCCAAGAAAACTCGTGCTTATAGGAAAGTGTGATGAAAAAAAAGATTAGATACTATCTTGCTATGATTCTTTTGTATGCCAGCAAGCCGTTAGCGGCTATCGAAAACTGGTTGTGGACAAAGCATCGCGACCTTTTAAGAAAGAACCGCGACTGATGCCCATCGTTGGTAACAGCAAGTTTTTTACGGAATCCGTTGCCTTGACTACCACAAGTGACACGGATGTGTACGTGGTTCCGGCAAACTTTTCATCTCACGTCGAGCATCTTTTCGTAAGCAACAACGATAGCAGCACACGAAACTACACCCTGAAGTTTTATCATGCGGATGATACGACAACACATGTCCTTCTGGATAACCATGCTCTCGGTGGTAAAGCCTTCGAATCCGTCTTTACAGTAGACAAACCCATCTATCTTCACGCAGGAGACAAGCTGATTGTTGCTGCAGGAACATCAAACACTTTAACTGTCACCGTGTCAGCCGAAGAATTCTATGACCCAAATAGGTAACCCATGAACTACCTCGAACTTACCAACGCTGTCCTTCGCGAAATTAACGAAGTTGAAGTTACCAACATCGGTTCGACTCGCGGTATCCAAACCTCCGTCAAAGACTTTGTGAACAAAGCCCAGCGCGATATCATCAACTCTGAAATTGAGTGGCCTTTTACGGTTGTTAGCCAGACCTTCAGCACTGCTGCCGGAACTGCAGAATACGCTCGTGAGTCTGACGCTAAGACTATCGACTTCGATAGTTTTACCGTTCAAAAGTCGGGGGAAGCAGAGCGAACCCTTCGTTACCTGTCTTTCAATGAATACCTCGACGCAAAAAACGAAATCGACACGAACCCCAACACAAGCGCACGTGCTGCACCAGACTTTGTCTACGAAACCCCCGACACCAAGATTGGCTTGTCTCCCGTGCCTGACGACACCTATACGGTTCGCTACTATTACTACCAGACATCTACCGACATGTCCGGTGCAACGGATACTCCCGTTATTCCGGAACGGTTTCACGACGTCATTGTCAACCGCGCAAGATACTACGCCCACATGCTTCGTTCTGATGTCCAGTTCTCTCAGCTTGCCTTGCGTGACTACACAGAGGGGTTGAGCCGTATGCGTGTCGAACTAATCAACCGTAAGGACTACATGAGGGCTGTTTAATGCCAGAAACATCGCTAATCAGCCCTGCAGTTGTTCGATTAGGCGGCGGTCTGGTCCTTGACAAAGACACCTTCTCTATTCCACCGGGTGCTGCTCTCCAGTTGCAGAACTTCGAGCCGGACATCAACGGTGGGTATCGACGTATCAACGGGTTCGAAAAGTACGACACGAACCAAGTTGGTGGCTCGACGGGAACTATTCTTGGGGTTCACATCTACGAAGACCAAGTGATTGCTGCTAAAGGCACGGCAGTTTATAAGGGTACGGGCAGTGGTTGGACAAGTATCGACACTGGACGAACTAGCGCAGGACGATTTGACTTTGTTAACTTCAATTTTAACAACACTGAAAAGGTTATCTGGTGCGATGGAGCCAACAATGCTTCAGTATACGATAATAGTTCGGTTACAGATATCAATGCTACAGGCGCACCTGCAGACCCTCAGTTCGTGGCTGTGTTCAAAAGTCACGTGTTTTTTGCAGGTATGTCAACGAACCCACAGGAAGTGGTGTTTACGTCTCCGTTTGATGAGACGGACTTTTCAACGGCGAATGGAGCAGGGTCGGTTCGCGTCGAAAGCCCCGTCAAAAAATTAAAGGTCTTTCGTGACCGTCTCTTCATCTTTTGCGAAGACCAGATTTACTTTCTTGCGGGTTCGTCGATTGCAGACTTTCAGATGCAGCCTGTCACTCGCAATATCGGTTGCGTAGACGGATTCAGCGTTCAAGAAATAGCAGGTGACGTTATCTATCTGGCTCCGGACGGTTTGCGAACCATCGCTGGTACTGAAAAGATTGGCGACATCGAATTGGGAACCGTGTCGAAACAGATACAGCCTCGCCTCGATAACATCGATAAAGACCGCATATCATCTGTCGTCATCCGAAACAAAAGCCAGTATCGCCTGTTCTTCCCCCAAGACTCTGGGACGACGGCTGGCGCACCGGGTATCATCGGCGTAATCAAAGCTGGGGTCGAAGGCGGCATGGGCTGGGAATACGCTGACCTGAAGGGTATCAAAGCTGCGTGTTGCACATCCGGATTTATCAGTGGCACAGAAACAGTCTTGCACGGTGGTTACGATGGTTACGTCTACAAGCAAGAAACAGGGGATGACTTCGACGGAACCAACATTCAGGCTATTTATCGTTCTCCTGACTTTACGATGGGCGACGCAGGTATCCGAAAGCTCATGCAGCGGATTATCTGGAACTACGATAACGAAGGAACGGTTAACTCAAAGTTTCGTATTCGCTACGACTTTAATTCGTCGGATGTTCCCCAGCCAAACGAATACGAACTGACAACAGGTGCAGCGGTAGCTATCTACGGGTTCGCTACCTCAACATACGGGACAGCCGTGTACGGTTCGAGTGGCACACCACTAGTCAGACAAAGCATCGAAGGGGGCGGATTTACGGTTGCGGTTCGTCTCGACGATAATCAAGGCGCAGCCCCCATCTCAATCAAAGGTTACCAACTAGAATTTACTCCGGGAGGAAGGAGATAACCAATGGCAGGTTATACCAGACAATCTACATATACTGACGGCGACGTTATCAACGCATCGGATTCGAACGATGAGTTCGACCAGTTATTAGCCGCCTTCAACAACTCGACAGGTCACAAACACGACGGCACTTCTGCTGAAGGTCCGGTCATTGGTTTGATTGGTGACCCCGGCGTTGCTACCCCCTTAAACAAAGTTGTTGTCGACAACGCGAACAACCGTGTTGGTTTCTTTGTTGATGTTTCCTCCGTATCAACAGAGCAGCTACGAGTCCAAGACGGGGCTGTTGTTCCTGTAACCGACAACGATGTTGACTT